TGCAGTTTTTACATTGAAAGTCAATGTATCGCCGCTTGCAATGTTTGTAATAGATAGTCCCGTCTTTTTAACAACATCACCAGCAGCTGTCCCATCAGGAACAGTTAAGTTCGTTAGTTCCGTTGACCCTTCTTTAATTGCAATTACTGGCGCTGTCGTATCCGCTGCAACAGTCGTTGAAACAATAATTCCAATTTCTATAATTTTAATCGCTTCAGTAAAATCAAATGTTCCAACATCACCAGCAGAAGTTAAATCAGCAGATATTGGATATATCAATATCTTTGATGTGTAATATTTGCTATCAGCATACCCTATTCCAGCCATATTAATCCTCCTTTACGCACTTGTTATGTGAACAATTCTTTCAATGCCTTTACCAGTGTTGTTTAAATCATCAGTTGCTAAATCCCAAATTTTCTTATATCCGCTAATCATATACCATACAAGTTTCTTTGATCTTCCCACGTCCGTCTCTTCATAACGGATTTCTTCTGGTAAAGCTAACGCTTCCGCAACAGCTTCATCGCCAAAAATTACACCTTCTCCATATTGGCTACCATTTCCAATAGTATTACTCATCTGTGCGTTGTCTTCAATGAAACGAACTCCATAGTATCTACCGATTTCATCATTGAACCTAAATTCAGGTGAAGCATATTGCGCTACCGCCTGAAGATAATCATACACACCAGCAATTCCCTCAACGGAAAGAATTGCAATGTAGTATTGTCCAAGTTTAGGAACGTGTTTTTTCTTCATATATTCAACAATTCTTCTAATATTAATATCAGAAGGATTATTCTGCGCTGTTGCAGTCGCCGTTCCATTAGTCGTAAAGGCACAACCATTTGTCGCTGTGCATACAGCTTTAAATTTCGCTGTAATCATTTGAGAATAGATAGCATAATCAATCGTATCTTTGTAATCATCAAATAGTCCCTTCTCAAATTCACCACGAATATTAAATTCAGATAAAGTTTCTAACTTCCCTGTATAAGATACTGCATTACCATATTCCGTTACAGTAATGGAATCTTTATAAAATTTAATCTTATTTACTGGAACCGTCTCTTCTTCTGATAAAGCTCCGCCTCTCGTATCTATACGCAGTCTCTTCGTAAATTGAACCGTATCACCTTTGTTTCTGCCTAACGCTTCTTTTTTTACATCTACAAACTGCCTATATACGAAAAACGGTAACGCCTGTTCCCTCATTTCTTTAGAGAGTTTAGGCGAATATAAGTATGAACCCTGATCTACCCAGATGCTCTGTCCCATAACCTACCTCCTTATAAAATTTTTTTAAATTTATTCATTTCTAATCGATTAAGATGCGTTTCCGGCGTCTCAACAACAGGTGTCTCCTCATCTTTAACTTTATATTCCGTATTCACTTTTGGCGGATTCGTTTCCTGTGATGGTTGCTGTTGCTGGAAGTTCTTAAATACCGCATCAAACTCGTTTACCGCCTGCTCTAACGCCTCAACAGGATTCTTTCCTGTCTGTATAAGTTGCGTCATTCTCGCCTCTATTTGCGGTTTCAACGATGAAAGATACGGCTTCGTATTAAGAACTTCCTTTTCCTTTTCCTTCAATGTTATCGTTGTCTCCACGAATCCAGCCATCGAGTTATAAAGCATATAATCACGCTTCTGCATTGCCTCATTGAACTTGCGATATCCTTCCTCAACATCCCCATCAGCAATCATTTCCAACGCTTCTTTGATTTCAAGCTCAATGTTTTGTGGTTGCTGTGGCTGTTGAGGCTTAATTTCCTGAAATCTCTTCTCCAATGTTGCGTTTACCTGCGCAAGTTCAGTTATCTTCCTCTGCGCTTCTTCTAATTGTTTCTTCATTTCCTCAATGTTCGGAGTCTCCCCTCCGCTAACATCAGTTTGCCCCGCAGGGTCCTGATCGTTAACGTCGGTTTGATTGTTCCTTAATTCATCGCTCATATTTCCTCCTTATGGTTTCACCTATATCAATTACTACATCAATCGTCTCAAGTATTTGTCTTATTACTTTTAATCTTGCTCTTGCTTCTACGTCTTCTTTTTCTATTAACGTTATTAACGCTTCTTCCATTATTTCTTTTAATATCGCTTCCACCTCCTTCCATCCTATATGCTCTTTTAATGATTTCAAATGTTCGCTCCGTCTGATAGCTTCCAATCTCTTCACCTAACAGCTCCCTTCTTATTTTTACTATTTCCGGTTCGGGTGGATTTAGCTTTCTTCTGTCTAACATTATTTGCCTCCATCCTCGCCAATTCCTGACGATAAATCATCATTGCTTTACGTTTTCCAAATCTACTTATTAGGTCTTCTAAACGAGTCATATTTTAATAGCTCCTTTCCGAAATCCAATATCGCCTGATCCTGCATCATATTTACCTGCTGTTCCTGTTGCATCATCATTTGTTGCCTTATTTCTTCTTTCTCTTCTTCACTTCTCTTCATTGACATAAAGTCAGGTATATCAAGCAACTCCATATATCTTTCAAATACTTTCTCAATCTTCCATTCAAACATCAAATCTTCACTGCTCATTATCATTGCCATTGCATCTTTCAACTTCGCTAACGTGTTGAGCTTCACCTCAAACCTCGTCGTCCCAACAGCAATAAAATCAATATCCATCTCCCCTAAATTCTTAAGCACCAACTTCGGAACCTGAACTCTCTGCTTAATCGTTTGTCCCGTTATCGGGTCAGGTATCTCCAGCGTTTCCTCGTTATATCCAAGTATCCTATCAGCAATTTTTTGATTGAATAGCTTCGGATTCGTTATAATCTTAAATACCAGTCTCAATAACGGCACAACGTAATCTTCTTCATCTTCACGAGCTACCTTGAGAAATCGTTTACTTATCGCTTGAAGTTTCAACTGATATTCCCCCAGCGTTTCCTGCTCCCCTTTATTTAACGTTGGAGCTCCCTGTGCGTGCTTCGTCACACCGCTTATTTCCTGATGAAACTGGTCAATAATAAGCATTCCTTTAAATATATCGTGTATCGCCGATTGCGGGTTTCGCTGTATTTTCACACCGTTTTCAAGTCTTCCCGCCTTCATCTCCCAAACAGCCAACGGCTTATACTCAATCGTGCTGGCGTCAGCTATTGCACTCCTATCAAGCAATATAATATCAAAGCTATTTATCTTTAAACTATCAAATCCAAAGTTAATGATACTATTCATCAACTCCTGCAATCCCCTCGTATTGTAGTGGTATCCCTTCCCATAGATGTGATATTTTCTTCTCTTCTTTCTACTCATCACCACAGGAATGCATCCGTATGGGTTTTCCTCTTCTTTTAATACATAGTTATCGTTTGCTATTATTAGTATTTTTTCTTTCGTCCAATATTCAAGTATTTTCACACCTCTTAAACTCTTCGAAACGTTAAACCCCACTTCGTTATACATTATCGTATCACTATCCAGCTTGCGATAGCTCTGCTTCGCTAAATCTTCTAATAGCTTAAGTTTCACATCGCCATAATATTCCTTTTCAGCAAGTATCTCTTCTATATCTTTTACGTATTCCTCCGCCCAGAACTTACTCTTACTAAAATCCACTATGGCGTCAGGGTCAACCAAACAGTTCAGCACACTTCTCCAGCTAAATTCCAGCCCATCACCAGTCGCCACAACTTTCATAAAGCTCGTTCCCAAATCAATGCTTTCCTGTTGCACGTAATCGTTATGCAGGTAAAATTTCCCCCTCTCCAATAACGAGTTTATTAACCTCGTTAAATCATTCACAAGTTGCCTATCTTCTTCCCCTACACCTATAATCGAGTAGAATTGTTTCCTCGGAAACATTATTTCACTAAACATCGCCGCCGCCGTCTCACTCGTCTTGGACTGCATCCCGATGAATATCTTCGTCTGCCAATCTTCTTTATCGTTCCATTCGTCCGGCTCAATGCAGTTGACCTGCTTCTCTATCTCATTCCACTCATCTTCAAATTTTCGCCGGTAATTCCTTGCTCTCGTTATCCTATTCTTTGTTAAATTATCCAGCATTTCACCACCCCGCTCTTGAAGCTATGTGTCGTATCCTCTTTATTTTTCCTCCTATCCACTCATCTTCTTCTTCACTGTTCACAAATTGCAACCCCCATATACCCATCACATATGCATCCGCCCTATCAGGACTTATCCCTATTCGCTTCTTTATCTCATTCTTTCCCTCTATCTGGATGGTCCCCGAACTATCCACAACTTTATACCTCACGTTGCATAGCTGTCCACGTAACTTGTCGTCGTCTATCTTCGCCACCTTGCCGTCTCTTATCTGCTCCATCGTGTACCACCACGCCTCCGCACGCAAATTCTTGAATCCTTGCAGGTTGCTTCGCTCACTCGCACGGAATCCTATCACATTCTCACTCCCTATAAGTTCCCCCAATCTTCCTTCTATCCCGCTACCAACACCAATGTTGTCTATTATTACTTTCTTTATCTTTTCCTGTCGCCTCATACTAATTATCTCCCCAGCTACTACCATTGGTTGTACCCTCCCCCGCAGTATCTTCCTGCTGGTTATCTTCGCATCCCTGATCGCATATATTACACACTCATCCCCGCCCTCACTCGGGTCGCAGGCAATTATCGATTTATCCACCTCTTCCAACATCGGCGCATCGTTCAACATCGCTAACATCCTGCTCGTTATCAGCACCATCTCTTCGTCAGCTATGAATTCACACATCATCTCCTGCCGATATAGCACCTCGTTTTCTCGCTGCATCTTGTTTAGCTCTTCCTCAGGTATTAGCTTGCTTTCCCTCGCAGTTAAGACACTCTTATACCACTCTTCTTGGCTGTTCCAGTACCTGTATGCGTGGTTCTCTGCTCCCTTCGGCGTAAATATAAACATTCCCCACCTGCGACTATCCTGCATAAGTATTGGTCTCACTATCTCCTCGTATATCGTCTCATCCCTCATTACCGCAAATTCGTCAAATACTACCCCCCAAAAATCTACCCCCCTTATGCTGTCAGGATCGTCCGCACCCAGTATCTGTATAATGCTCCCGTTCGTTAGCTTCACGTATAATTCCTGCTCGTTCTTCTTCTCCATTATCCCCTTCGGTAAATACTTAAATAACATATTTGGGTCAGTCCACACTATACGTTTCGCCTGCTTGTATGTCGGCGCTATATACCCATATACCCGCTTCGGATGTTTGAACGCCTCCCGTATGAGTAAATTTATCGCCAGCGTCGTCTTCCTGCTCCTGCGATGCCAGTTCAACATATACCTGTTGTATCGCTCCGCATCAAAGAGCGTTAATACCTCTAAATGCCACCTGTGTGGCTCAAATGCTTTGACTGGTATTTGCATCGTTTGTTAATATGTTAACATTCTCTTTGGGTTGTGTGGATGAATCAATCTGTTCTTGACTTGCGGATGAAGACACTCCTAAATCAAGATGTTTTACATCTTGACTTGTGGATGACGCTAATCTCGGCGAAGTTGCTATCGCACCATCGCCAGGCTTACCGATAACATACTTCACTACCTTATATTCCCCTACTACTTCACTCTCTTTGGCGTGCCTCTCCAAAAATAGCTTTATCGCCCCCAGCTCCCCACTTAACGCCTTTAAGTACAATACCTTCTCTACGTTCTCTACCTGCTTCTCTATGTCCCTCTCCGCTACGCTGATACTCGCCAGCTCCTTCTTTATCGTTAGCTCTAAACTCTCTTTGGTGAACCCCCCGTCACCAAGCATCTCGTCTATATGCTCTTCTATCGTTGCCTCGATTAGTTGCTCTATGTGTTCGTTCATTATTGTAATGCTCCTGTTCTTACTATATTATAACACATATTTGTAATAAAATCAAGCGGTTTTGTTATAAAATGTTGCAATTTTTCTTATAATACATTGTTATACCTTATAATACATTGTTATACCTTATAATACATTGTTATACCTTATAATACATTGTTATACCTTATAATATGTTACGCTCCTCTTGGGTGGGGGGAATGTATTATTTCATTGGGTGGTTGTTAATGCTATGGCGTGCCTCGCTTTACGGATTACGGTGAAATATTTGTTTATGTGTTAACAATTTGGGGTGTGGACGATGTGGTTGTTGAGCTTTGCGGGTGTTAGCGATGTGGATGTTAGCGATGTGGCGCTGCGGGGTGGTTTAAGCGCGGGGACCCAAACGGGGCGGGGTGGGGACGAAACGCCTCAAATTTGCCAAATTTTTGGCAAAAAAAGAATTCTTTTTGACGATTCTGAAATCGTATTTTTTGGGGTTCTGAAGCGTAAATTTGCCTAAAAATGCGTTTTCGCTAAAAATTAAGTCCTTGATTTGCAAGCACTTATGAAAGAAAATGTCGTATAATAGCTGTTATGTAAACTTCTTCTTGGCAGGTCGTGGCAATGCTTCGTGGCAGAGAACTGCCAGTTCGTGCCAGTGCGTAAGTATGTGGGGCGCAATGATTTGGCAGAGACCCGCCAGCCCGTGCCAGTGGATTTTTCCTCGAAAAACAATTAAAGTAAAATATTAACTTTTTTTT